GCCGAACAGGTTTTGGTATACTTAAAAAAATATCTAGAGGCGTTAAGAAAGTTGCTAAAGGTGTAAAGAAGATAGCAAAGTCTGACGTTGGTAAAGCTGCGTTATTAGCTGCAGGAACTTATTATTTAGGAGGTGGTTTTGGTAGAATACCTGGAGGATTTAAATTTACGAATATACCAGGTGTTAAAGGTGGTTTAGATTTTCTTGGAGGAGTAAAAGGTGGATCTGATCTTATGTTTAATTATGCACCAAATCAATTATCCAGTGCTTTTAAATTAGGACAAAAAGTTTCGGGTGGTGGTATTACCGGTCTATTAGGAAAGGGAGCTGCACTAGCAGGACTATCTACTTTTCTAACATCTCAATACGGTTTATCACCAGAAGAACAAGAACAAGAATTAGCAGATCCAGAAAAATTAAAATCTTATTTAAGAGTATATTATACAAACTTAAATCCAAACGCAGGATCTGAAGAGATAGAAGAGTTTGTAAGACAAAACTCGGCTGATGGTGGTAGAATAGGTTTTGCTGAAGGTCCAGTATTACCACCAGACCCAACACAACCTGTAAATCCTTTTGGGCCAAAACCAGGGGACTTTGGTATTGAAGAAGACATTCCAATAAAAATGGCATCTAATATAGAGAACGATAAAATACTAGAAGCTTTATTTGAAAAATATTTAGACTTAGGCTTTTCTCCTAAAGAAGCAGCAGATAAAGCTAAAGAAGAATTTGATAGAATGAGCATGATGAAAAAAGAAGGAAGAGGTGTAGCAGCTCTAGGTGGTAGAATGGGTTTTGATGAAGGCACAAAGGAAAAAGGATTACAAGGACTAGGTTCAATTATGGATGAAGAAATGGTTGTGATTATAGAAATGGGGCCAGATGGTGAACCTATTTTAAAACAAGTTCCAAAATCTGAAGTAATGCCGGACATGGCAGGATCTAAAGACATTAAAAGAATGGAAAAAGCTAAAGGCGATACTGCAAGCATGAACGCTATGCAAGCGGCGGGCGTCGAGGGACTACCTGTTAGACAAAATCCAAAAGGTGTTAAGGAGCTAGATCTTAGAAAAACTGGTGGATTTATACCACCTGTTGGTATAAAAGAAAAAGCAGACGACATCCCAGCTATGTTATCTAATAATGAGTTTGTATTTACAGCAGACGCTGTAAGAGGTGCTGGCGGTGGCGATGTAAATGTAGGCGCACAAAGGATGTATGATACTATGAAAAGATTAGAAGCAGGAGGAAAAGCATAATGGCAGAAGTAGTAAGAACAGCGCCGGCAGAGTTTATAGAAGCGGGTGCAAAAACATTTTTAGACGATCTTACAAAAGCCATTGGCACGTTTAAAACTACAGATCTTTCTAAAATTATGGGTCCACAGTTTGTTGCTGGACCTGGTGCATTAACAACACAAGCAGAACAATTAGCGACCGGTCTTGGTGGCTTTCAACCTTTCTTAACAGAGGCAGCTGCAGCAGAGGCAGCAGCAAAAGGATTAGTAAGTCCAACAGCTTATCAAGCTTATACATCTCCTTTTCAACAAGATGTTATTGACACAACACTAGCAGAATTTGATAGACAAACACAAAGAGGTTTACCTGCATTATCTGCAAGAGCAGTTGCTGCAGGAGCATTTGGTGGTGGACGAGAGGGTATTGAAAGAGCAGAGTTTCAAGCAGCATCTGATAGAAACAGAGCAGCATTACAAGCGCAATTATTACAACAAGGTTTCGGTCAAGCACAAAATCTAGCTGCACAGGCTTTCAATCAACAAAGAGCTTTATCAGCAGGTCAATTAGGTTTAGCACAACAAACACCTGCATTATTAGGTCAACAGATCTCAGCACTAACAGGTTTAGGCGCGCAGCAAGCAGCAAGAGCTCAACAACAATTAACAGCTCAACAACAACTTGCATCAAGACAAGCCTTACAACCATTAGAAGCAGCACAACAATTTGGTTCTGGTGTTACACAATTAATCGCAGGATATCCAGGTAGAACTCAAATAGCTCCGCCTGCACCTACACCATCACCATTAGCTACAGGTTTAGGAACTGCATCAACACTAGCTGGTATTTACAGATTAATTAATCCAAGTCAGCCAACTATAACTATAAAATAATAATGAGTATAACTTTAAAAAGACCAATGTTTAGAAAAGGCGGAGAAGTCATGGAAGGTGTCATGACTGGTATTAAACCTAGAGAGATGTTTCAAGATAAAGGTATGTCAAATGAAATGGCAGACCAATTAAAAAATATTCAAAGCAGAGTTAATTTAGTTGATGCTGTTGCTGGAGCAGGGGCTAGTCCGTTAGCAAATCCATTAACACAATTTTTATTACAAACAGGTGCTAATCTTATAGGTGGTACTGCAGCTGGTGGCACAAAACTACAAGAAATTGTAGGTGCAGCCAAAGGGCCATTAGATAAAGCTGTTAAAGCTCAACAATTAAGAGATGCAAGTAGAAGAAAAATAGCTGCATCTTTAATAGGAAAAATGGGCACGGGTGGTTTACAAAAATATATTTTACAAGCACGAGATGCATTTAAATTTGATCCTAAATTAAAAGCTCAATATGGTGGTAACGTGCAAAAGTATGCCTTAGAATTATTTAACCAAGATAGATTTAGACAAGGTAAATCATCAGAAACTATTTTAAGAGAAACTTTAAATACTGAAGCTGAAGGCATAATGAAAAGAGAGAGAAATAGAGCAACTAAACAATCTTATTTCATACCATCAGCAGCTAAAGATATAGCTGAAGCAAAAGACGCTTTAGTAAAAAACAAAACATTTCAAGAGGGTACATTTAATATAGATACTAATCTATATTACCTACCACCGGAGAGTGATTATAAACCGGGTGAGAAAAAAGGAACATTAATTCCAGAAGACACAGATAGATTATCAATTAATAATCTCTACTATAATTATAATGATAAAACATGGTATCTTTATGACGGTGTAACACTGACGCCCAAGTTTAAAACAAAGAGGTAATTTCATATGATTGATGAAAGAGAATTTATCCTCATTGAAGAAGATGAATTACTAGAAGAAGATAAAGTAGAAGATATTCCAAAAGACGCTGAGTTTAATTTAGAAACAGTAGAAGAAGAAACAGAAGAGCCTATTGGCCTTGATGCATTAAAAGAAAAAGGCATTATATCAAAAGATAGTGTTACTGGAACTTTTATTGAAGAACAAGTTAGAGGTATCAGTAAAATTGTAGATAAAGTTCAAGGTAAAGAAGTAGAAGAAGATGTATCTCTTGTAGAATCTTTGGTGGGCGCAGGCATCAGTGCTGGTATAAAAATACCAAAAGGACTTATAACGTTTGGAACTTTACTTACTGATATATTTAGAGATGAAAATTTACCAGTAGATGAAACGTTAACAGCAAAATTTAACGAAGCTTTTGATCAAACAACGTTAGGTAAAATAGAACAAGCATCCTCAGAAGTTGCAAGAGAAACAGCGGCTGGTAAAATTACAGAGGCTGTCGGTCAATTATATGGTGCAGGAAAAATTGCACAAAAGACAGCTATACCTGTAATAGAAAAAGGATCTCAAAAAGTTAGACAATTGGTAAGTGCTATTAAAGGCGGTAGATATGTTAAAACTACAAACAATGTAAACGCAGCAAGAGCTGTAAAAAAAGCAAATGATTTAAATAGAATAACAGGAAAAGATAAATTTATAGCTATCGCTGTAGGTGGAGGAGTTGGAGGTGGTTTTATTGTATCAGATGTAGAAGACATAGGCACATTTGGTGATTGGGACTTTTTAGATTTTTTACCTACAGGATTAGATAGAGAACAAAAAAATTTAGGTGCAGAAGACGCGCAAAGACAGTTATTAAATAGATTAAAGTTTGGAGCTGAACTTGGTTTTCCTATTATACCAGCTGTGGTGGGCACAGGTAAAATTGGTAAACTTCTCGTGCAAAAAGGTAAAGATCTTGCGTATAGTGATAGTATGCTAGAAAGGTGGATAGATAGGTTTGTTGGTAAACCATTTAGATCTAGAAGTAATAAGACACAAGAATTATTTGACGGTATACAAAAATTAGAAGGTAAAAAGTCTGCTATAAAATCATTAGCAAAAGATGCTGCTAGAGACTTTGATGATAGATTAAGAGAGATATCAAAAGAAACGAGTGGCGCGGCGCTAGCAATTAAAGATCCGGATAGTTTTTCTAAAATTGTATCTGAATTTATGTTTAAAAGCACTGACGATGTTGTAACAAAAAACAAAATAATTTTTCCTGGATTTTCAAAAAAAGGCACAAAAAAGTTTACAGAGTCTTTAGATAAATTAGGTGTATCAAAAGGTTCTATTAACAAAATAGTATCTGATGCTACATCTTTTAGAGAAACTGCAGCTGGATTAAAAGATTTAATTGCAGCTAGTAAAAGTGTAACAGTGGGAAAAGAAAAATTAAATAAAATATTAAACCAAAGAGTTAAAGATATTTTATCTGTAGATTATAAAATTATTGATGACAACAGAGGCTTGTTTAATGGTTTTAGACCTGCAGCTGAGGATATTAAAAGAGTCGCTAATATTTTAAAAAGATATGCAAGAGACAACGGAAAAACATTAGATGACGCTACAGCTAATAAATTAGTTAATGATATAACTAAAAATGCATATAGAGATAGAACAACAAAAGAATTATTGTTTGATATTGGAGAGCAAAGTGCGTTAGCTGACTCTGCTGTGCAGAGAGTTAATATGGGTAAGTATATAACCACGGGTAAATTTAAACCTGATGGAAAAGGTGGACTAATACAAACAGAATCTGATCTTAATGCATTTAAAAAACTATTTGGTGAGTATAGAGATGCACAAAAAGGTATTTATAATGTAGCATCTGAACTTGCAGAAACAGTTGCAAGAGACAACTTTTATCAAACATTATTAGATGATAGCAAAAGAATTGCAGCAGCTTTGAAACAAGGTAATCCTGATATTCTTAGAGGTCAAATAGGAAGACCTATATTTTTTAGAAACTATAATGATGCTGTAGTAAATTTACCAAATCAAGAAATATCTAAAGTACCTTTAAGTTTAAAATCAGGTCTACCAGAAACAATTTATAAAAGTCCGTTGGATGGATACTTTACAACAGTGCCATATGCTGAAGCTATTAGAGTGGGGGACGCTGTAATAGGTAGTGGAATTACAAGAAGTTTAGCTTATAGAATGATAAACTTAATACCAAAAGGTTTTTCACAGGCTGCAAAAACCATTTTGGGTCCTTTTACACACGCTAGAAACTTTTTCTCTTCTATGTTTACAACAATACACAGAGGAAACATTTTTATACCACCATCAAAGATTGCAGAATTTTTAAATAGATCTAGAAAAACTGTGCAGCCACAGTTGTTATATAGAATGACAGGTAATCCAAAATTTAGAAATATGCCTGAAGATCAATCTCTTTACAGATTTTTATTAGAGGAAGGTGTTACTAATCAAAACATCGTGGCTAGAGAACTAGAGGGTATCTTCTCTGACATAACACAAGTTAGAACAGCTAACATGTCAGCTGATCAGTTTTTTAATAAAATATTAAATACAGGCACACGTAAATTTAAAAAATTGTATGGTGTAGCACAAGATTTATACACGGCAGAAGATGACTTTTTTAGAGTATATAATTTTTTAGCTGAGTTTTATAAATTAGATAATGCATTTAATGTTGCAATTAAAAAAGGTATTAAAGATATAAATGGTAAAGTTGTAACACAAGCTAGTAAACCAACAGATCTTGAGTTGATGAAAGAGGCGGCACAGATTGTAAGAGAGACTGTGCCTAATTATGCATACGTATCTGATTTTGTAAAAAGCGTTAGACGTTCACCACTTGGAAGTTTCGCAGCTTTCCCTGCAGAAATATATAGAACAGGTGTAAACACGACTGCAAGGGGATTAAAAGAAATAAAAGATCCTATAAGAAAACAAATTGGTTATAATAGTTTAATAGGTCAAGCAACTACTTACACTGCAATACCTGTAATAGCTACAGAAGGATTTAGATATTTATATGGAATAACTAGAGAACAAGTTAGTGCTTTAAGAGAAGTATTACCTACGTGGTCAGAGGATAACACTATTTTACCCGTATATGAAAATGGTAAATACAAATATATAGATTTTAGTCATGGCTTTTTCTATGACACAATGATTCAACCTGTGCAAACTACAGTGGCTCAAGTGCAAAGAGATCCTAATGCACCTTTAGTTCCACAACTTTTAGATGGTATGATAAAAGCCACAGGAAAAGTATTTGAACCTTTCATATCAGAGTCCATTTGGACAGAAACAGTGGCTGATATTTTTATTAGAAAAGGTAGAACAAAAGAGGGAAGACAGCTTTGGAATGATAGAATGTCACCAGGTGATAAATTTGCAGCAGCCGTGCAATATGCAGCTAAAGCATTGTCACCAGGATCTGCAGAACAGGTAAGACGATTATATAAAGCTGCAACAGATCAAACTTTAAAAGGTACGAAATATGAAATACCTGATGAACTTATGGGGCTATTTGGATTTAGAAAAGTGCCTGTTAATCTTGAAAAAACCCTTAACTTTAGAATACAAGAATTTAAAAGAGATGAACGAGCAGAACGTAATTTAATATATAGAGGTACAAGAACAGGAGATCCTGTCAAAGATGTAAATCAAATTATTAGACAATACATAGAGGCTAATAAACAAAGATTAGAAACATACAACAAAATGCGTAGGTTGTATGATGCTGTAAAAGTTTTAGGTATGAGAGATAAAAAAATAGCTGAAGAATTTGATGATCGAAATGCTTTAGATCTGTATGGTTTCATAGAAAATAACAAATTTAAACCGTTCTCTATAAGTGACAACGTAATTGCAGCATATGAAAAAGAATCAAAAGAAAAAAATATACCCAATCCTTTAAATAACCAAGTATTAAAACAACTTGGTAAAATAGAAAACAAGCTTTACAAACAAAAATTAAACCAACCTTTTATAATAAATGAAGAAGAGTATTTATTACCAGAACCAGATACTAGCATGGTGCCACCATTACCAGAGCAACCTATGCCAAACGCTGCAGTAGTACAGACTCCACCACCAGTAAATCAAACTGGGTTGACTATGACAGAGCAAGCGTTATTATCAGAAGAAGAAAAAATGATGAAACTAAGAGATAGAGGATTAGTATAATGGTAGCATTTTCAGATAGTAGTAGAGGACAAACGATGGAGGACACGTTCAGTGCAGCTGCGTCTGGAGGAGCCACAAATCCTGGTGGATTTGGAAACAATGGCGGAGGTAATGATAACAATGATCCTTATCAAGGTTTTGTACAAGCATCACAACCAAGAGGCTTGTCAGCAATAGAACGTGCAGTTGAAAATACCGTTCAAAAAACAAAAGATTATCTTTCAAATCCTGTTAATCAAAGAGGTATAATAGGTGGTTTATTAGGTGGACTTTTATTAGGACCGTTTGGAGCTTTTCTTGGTGGATCACTTGGACAAAGGTATGGCGGAAACGTATCAAGTTTTTTTCAAGGTCCAGAAACAAATACTGATGACACAGAAATAGATATGTTAAAAAGAGCTGGGTTGTTACCAAATCAATTTACAATGCCAATGAATAAACCCAATATACCTTTTTTAACAGAGGGTGGTATTACAACTTTGAGAGATTTTCCTAATATATCAAATCAAGTGGCTGAAATAACTAAAATGCAACAAAAAGCTTTAGATAAACAAAAAATGGGACTTAATACAGGACTTTTTACTATTGAGGATATTCAAAAAAATATTGAACCTTTAGGAAATCCTAAAAGTCCAGCTACGATTGAAGAAATTAAAGAATATTACGGAATAGTATAATGCCAAACGGAAAACCACCAAAGACAACTGGCGAACATTTAGTATCTCTCTACGGATACGTGCAAGGTTTTAAGAGACAAATAGATCACTTACATCAAGACATAGGAAAGTTAGAAAAGAAAACAGATACAGTTATCTATTGGATTATTGGTGGTGCGTTTACAACTATACTAACGCTTGTAGGTTTATTTAATCTATTTATACATTAGATCCAAGCTTTCAACTCTTCACCCATAATCTCTGTAGCAATATTAACTTTGTTACGAAGCGATTTTACAATCTTGTCATCAATGGTATCTTCAGCCATAATATCAATGTACGTCATAGGTTTTTCTTGGCCGATACGATCTATTCTAGCTTCTGATTGTTGTCTCTTCTCTAAATCATAACCGTTAGAATAATAAATCATTGTTGATGCACCTGTAAGTGTAATACCATAACCACCTGTTTGCGGTGTACCAATTATAAATCTAACAGATGAATCTTTGTCTTGTATTTTTTTAATTGCTTTTTGTCTATCATCCGTAGTCGTATCACCGTAGTAAGTTACCACCGTATTTTCGCCATATTTTTTTGATATAGCCTCTACAATTTTTTCTATGTCATGTCTGTAATGAGCCCATATTACAGCTTTACCCTCTACTTCCTCTAGTATGTCCATTAATTCTGAAATACGATTGTTTTTAAGATCCTGCACCGTGCCATCATTTGACTTAAAATGACCACAAGTTATTTGATGTAATCTCATAAGCTGTGTAATTACAGTTGCAGATGTAACCATTTTACCATTTAAGAATGCAATGGCCTCTTGTTTCATTTGTTTATATACTTTCTTTTGTTCATCTGTAAGTTCTACTGTTCTTTTCATAAATGTTTTTTTAGGTAGATCTAGACAATCATCTTTTAATACACGATATGAAAAAGGTTTTAATTTTTCTGATAGCTCTGCTAGATTTCTATATCCAACTACAATTTCAACTTGTCTACCAGATACATTTATCTTTCTACACACTGCGTATCTAGTTTTAAATACATAATATGATGATTGATCTAATAAATAAGGGTCTAAAAAATAACATTGTGTAAATAAATCTAAAGGTGATTTTGTAACTGGAGAACCTGTGAGTATTCTTCTGTATTTAGTAAATTGTTTTAAATAAATTATATTTTTAGTTCTTTTTGCTGCAGGGTTTTTTATAGTCGTAGACTCGTCTATGCCCATTAATGCATTGTGACTAGATAAAAACTTCTCTGCAAACTGCATACCTTTTTTAGTAGAGAATGCTTCTACGTTCATAATTAATATATGAAGTTCTGCGCCTGTGGCAAACAAAGGTTTTAAGTCTAGTGCATCAGGTTTAGTTTTCCATAAACCCACCTTTTTCTGTATGTAATCAGGCATATGGTTTGGTATTTCTTGATCAAACCAGTTTTTATACACACCTTTCGGTGCAACAATCAAAGCTCCATTTATTTTGCCAGCGTTGTAAAGCATGGCAATGTTATCAATCAATACTTTAGATTTACCGGTACCCATTTCCATAAAATACGCAAAGACTTCTTTATTCCAAGACATCTCAAGCGCTTTCTTTTGATGAGCAAAAGGCTTGCTTTTATATTTATAGTGCATATTATAATTTTACTTTCTATTGCAAGCGTATATATTATGTGATAAAAAATGTCAAGAAAGTATTTATGGTAGATTACGAAAAAATAAAACATACAGATAAACAATCTATAGTATATGTCATACAAGATATACCTGGGACTAAAGCTGGTGCACCTAAAATCAATATCATAGGAGCAACACAATTTGGTAACTTACGAGTATTACTACCAGAAAACTCACAGATTATATTGAGTCCAAATTATGTCATCACTACACTTAGACAAAAATTAAAAGAATATACTATTAGGGATTATTTACTACTTACAGGCGATCCTGCCATAATTGGTGTGGCCTGTTCAATAGTGTCAGATATTACGAACGGAAAATACAACTTATTGAAATGGGATAAACAAGAAAGACGTTATTATCCTGTAGAAATAAATTTATATTCTAAGGGTTGACATATATATTATTAACCTATATATAAGAAAACAAGAAAGTTATGACAATTGATTTTGAAAAAGATAGGATGCAATCTGTTGAGCAGATAGATTCTGCTAAACGATTATCAGATAAGTGTATAGAACTTAAAAGTTTAGAAGATGAGATTGCTAACGCAGAAGAAAGCGTTAAAAAATTAAAAGAAAAAGCAAAACAAATTTCTACTGTAGAAATTCCAGCTATGATGGATGATATGCAGATAACAAAATTAAAGCTGAAAGATGGTGAGTCCGTAGAGATTAAAAAAATATACGGCGCATACATACCTCCAGATCAACAAGAGGCAGCTTTTACATGGCTTCGTAACAATAACTTAGGTGATATTATCAAAAATGATATTACTGTTACCTTTGGTAAGGGCGAAGATAACAAGGCGGCAGAATATGCTGTCCTTGCAAAAGGTCAGGGGTATGAACCAGTCCAAAAGATTGGTGTTCATCCCCAGACTTTAAAAGCAATGGTCAGAGAGCGTTTAGAGGCAAATCAAGATGTTCCATCTGATCTATTTAAACCGTTTGAGGGTAACCAAACGAAAATAATAAGGAGAAACTAGAAATGAGTAGCGAGAAACAAGTAACTACTAAAAAGACAAACCTACCATCTGCAGGTTTATTTGAAGCAGATGCACAAGCTGGTTTTGAGAATGTGAAGACAGAAAGTCTGGCTCCACCTATCTTAAAACTTTTACAGAACGGATCAGCAGAGGCACAGAAACGTAATCAAAATTACGTAGAGGGTGCAGAACCTGGTATGTTCTTAAATACTGTTACGAAAGAGCTATATGATGCTGACAAGGGAATTGAAGTAATTCCATGTTATTATAGATTAGAATACCAAGAGTGGGCAGATTATGGAACTGGTTCAGGTAGACCGGAAAACATATATCCAGACTCATCTGATATTCTAGATAAAACTACCAAAGGACCTGATGGCAAGGACAGATTACAAAATGGTAATTACATTTTGACTGTTGGCCAACACTTTGTAATTATTAAAGGTGAAAAAGGTTCAAGCACTGCGATGATATCAATGAGCTCATCACAAGGTAAGGTTAGCAGAAAATGGAACTCCATGATGAAGTCTATTAGTTTAGACGGTAAAAATGGTCCATATACTCCACCATCGTTTAGCCACATCTATAGATTATCTTCTGTCCTAAATACAGGAAAAGGTAATCAATGGTACGGTTACAACGTTGAAAAAGTTGGAATGTTGGAAGATGCTACGATGTACGAACGAGCAAAGAAGTTCTACTCTAGCATGGCTAACAAAAGCTAATAAAATTTTGGGGGCGGTTCGTTGCTTCGTCCCGCCTCCAAAAGCATAGTGGTGATGACAGACGTAGAAAAATTTATAAATATATTTGAAGGTTCTTATAGTGCCTACGGTCAGACTAGAAAAACAAATGAGTTTGACGAGAGAGGTAAACACAAGACAAGATCTTTTATAATTAAAAAAAGACCTAGCAAACAAATGTTTATGGATCATTTGATGGGTAAAGATCCTGCTCTTGGTATTATTCCTATTAATGAGGAAAATAAATGTAAGTGGTCTTGTATAGATATTGATGTATACAACGGCTTTAACCATAAAGAATTAATTAGAAAGATAAGAGAATATAAGTTTCCATTATTAGTGTGTAGATCTAAATCTGGAGGTGCGCATGTATTTTTATTTACAGATAACTTTGTTCCTGCAGCATTAATTAGGAGCAAACTAAAAGATATGGCAGCCAAACTTGGTTATGCTAACGCAGAAATTTTTCCTAAACAAAATAAAGTAGACATGAACAAAGGCGGTACAGGTAGTTTTTTAAATTTGCCTTATCACAATGCGTTGTTGTCTTTAAGATATGGGGTTAAAGATGATGGGTCGGCTATGGATTTAATTTATTTTTTTGAAGCGCATAGTAAAGTAAAACTAACAGAAGATCAACTCTCTAAATTGTCTATTCAAGAAGAAAAAACAGTTGACAACCTACTCACTGGTGCGCCACCATGTTTGGTTACAATCGCAAAACAAGGAATACCCAACGGACAAAGAAACAATGCCATGTATAACTTTGGTGTTTATACAAAGAAAAGATTTCCTGATAAATGGCAAATAGAAATATTTAAATACAACGACGCATATTGCCAACCACCATTAGATAAAAAAGAAATAGATACACTTATTAAATCAATAGATGGTAAAGACTACAATTACAAATGTAAAGATGAACCCATTGCATCTTTTTGTAATTCTAAAAAATGTGTCATGCAAGAGTTTGGTGTGGGTGATGGTGTGCCAGAGACAGAGATAAAAGAAATACAGAAGTATGATTCTGATCCTCCTTTGTATTATGTAACTATCGGTGATGAACAGGTAGAAGTAGAATCACAAGACTTACATGAACCAGATAGATTTTCACTCAAATGTTTAGAACAAATTAACCAAGCTATGCCACCAGTTGGCAAACTGATTTGGAGAAAGGCAATAAATAAATTATTAAAAGACACAATACCGATTGAAGCACCGGCATCTACAAAGATAGATGTACAACTAAAAGAATTACTAGGAGATTATATAAACAAGATACCAGGTAAAGATTGGAAAGATATATTGCGTGGGCTAGCTTACACAGAAGACGGTGTAAGTTATTTTAAATTTAAAGACTTTTGGAAATATATATTAAGAACAAAAGTCTGGGACACAAAGAAATATCAAAAACAAAGAACTGCTAGAATGATGCAAGTCATGTTTGATGCAACAGAAGTTACAGGTAAAATAGACAACAAAAGTGTGAGATATTTTACACTACCCACAATAAAATTAGATAAACCAAACACAAGAAAAGATAAAATGAAAGAGGTGCCGTTTGCATAGAATAATTATTCCTGGACCACCGGGCACCGGTAAAACACATACTCTAATGAAATATTTAAAAAAAGAGTTAGATCAAGGAACTGAGCCAGATAAAATTGCATACATATCTTTTACTAACACCGCAGCGCAAGTAGCAAAGAAAAGAGTTAACAACGATAAGATATACGCTAGCACTATGCATTCTATGGGCACAAGAGAGTGTGGTATTAATACAAAGACACAATTATTAAATGGTGATAAGTGGAAAAATTTTAAAAACTTTTCTCCGTACTGTAAAGATATGTCTTTTGAATCAAGAATAAATATTAACGGACATGTTGAACATCAAAACCCACACATGCGTATTATAGAATTAGCTAGAAATAAAAAATTAAGTATTGAAGAGGCAGCTATAGAAACACAGCTGCATTATACAACTGACATTTGGTTAACAGAACAAATCAATCAAGATCTAATTGCATACAAACAAGGCACAGGTATGGTTGAGTTTTCTGATATGATTTCCAAGTTTGTCGAGGAAGACTGTTGTCCACCACTACAATGTGTTTTCCTCGATGAAGCCCAAGATCTGAGTCCTCTGCAATGGGACATGTTCTTTTACATAGAAAGTAAGTGTGCTCGTTCATACATTGCAGGGGATGATGATCAAACGATCTATTCTTTTCAAGGGGCTTCAGCTAAAATATTCATAGAGTTAGAGGGTGAGTTTGATCCACAAGTACAATCAGTCAGAGTTCCTAGAGCTGTACATAGATTGGCTACAAGTATCTTTCCATACATGGGTCAACGTTTAGAGAAAGAATGGACACCCACAGATCGTGAAGGATCTGTGACTATGAATGCGCGTTTTACAGAGTTACCTTTACATAGAGATCAGTGGTTAGTATTGACTCGCACAAATAAAATGTTAGAACCAATACGTGATCACTTATACAGAATGAGCTATAGATTTGAAGCTAAATCGCAGGAGTTACTGCCAAATAAAATGCTAAGTGCATATAGAGTTTGGACACGTTTAAACCAAGGTGCATATGTTAGCAAGGAGGATTGTGAAGATCTTTGGGACTACCTGACTGTAAAAGATGGTCATTTGAAAAGAGGGTTTGCCAGCGGCAAGACACTGACAGATATAGACTCAATAAATTTAGAAGAACTAAGAGAACACCACGGGCTGCTAGCAGCGGGGAGCTGGGAAGTATTAAGATTTCCAGAGCAAAGTAAATTGTACATAAAAAAATTATTAGAGTCAGGTGATGACTTGATGTCAAAAGCAAGAATTAGGTTATCTACAATACATGGAGCAAAAGGTGACGAAGCAGAAAACGTGGCTTTATTTACGGACACGGAAAAAATTATCTATGATTCATCTAGACATGATCCAGATCCAGAACATCGTACGTGGTACGTAGGAGTAACAAGAGCAAAAGAAAATCTATTCGTGTGTAGTCAACACTACGAATATCAATACAACATAGGAGCACCAATAGTATGACAAACCCAGATGATATGGCTAAAGCTTTTCCTCAATCAAGGCAGGTAGGTGGGAGCCATTATAAAAATTTTCACATTCAGCCATACGAATTTATTTCTAAAAATAATCTTTCGTTCTTCCAGGGCTGTGTTGTGAAATATGTCTGTAGATATTTATCTAAAAATAAGGTAGAAGATCTAGAGAAGATAATTCATTATTGTGAATTAGAAATACTAAAGTTAAAAGATACAAAAAAGAAATAATGTTTACAGTTCAAACTGAATGGGATTGTCCAGAAGAGTTTCCTGATTTATCAGATGCAAAGTATATTGCTATTGACTTGGAAACAAAGGACCCTGATTTAAAAGCAAGAGGATCTGGTGCCATACAAGGCAGAGGAGAGATTGTAGGTATAGCTATAGCTGTTGAAGGATGGAAAGGGTACTATCCTATTGCACATGAAGGTGGTGGTAACTTAGATAGAAGACTTGTTTTAGAATGGTTTAAAAAAGTTTGTGCAACAGACTCTTACAAAATATTTCACAATGCAATGTATGATGTATGTTGGATTAGAGCATATGGCATACCAATTAATGGACACATCATGGATACCATGTTGATGGCTTCTTTAATTGATGAAAACAGACTTTGGTATACTTTGAACAGTATATCGTATGATTATCTTAGAAAAACAAAAGACGAAAAAGCTTTGAAAGATGCTGCAGAGTCATGGGGTATAGATCCTAAATCTGAATTATATAAATTACCTGCAATGTATGTTGGTAGTTACGCAGAACAAGACGCGTATCTTACATTAGAATTATTTAAAAGATTATCTACAGAGATACAAACACAAAACCTCGTAGAAATATTTGATTTAGAATCACAACTATTTCCGTGCTTAATAGAAATGAAATTTAAAGGTGTTCGTGTCGATGTCGAACGTGCTCACAAATTGAAGAAAGAGTTACTATCACAGGAAGAAGCAATCCTATTAGAAGTAAAAAAGAAAACAGGAGTAGATGTTCAAATATGGGCAGCAAGATCAATCGCCAAAGTTTTCGACAAGCTGTCTTTACCTTACGCCAGAACCGAGAAAACGCAGTCACCTTCATTTACAAAAAACTTCCTTTCCACACATAATAATCCTGTAGTTAAAATTATAGCAAAGGCTAGAGAAATAAACAAGGCACACACAACTTTTATAGATACAATATTAAAACATCAATACAAAGGCAGAATACATGCAGATATAAACCCAATAAGATCTGATCAGGGTGGCACCGTTACTGGTAGATTTAGTTATTCTAATCCAAATTTACAACAGATTCCTGCAAGGAATAAAGATTTAGGTCCTATGATTCGTAAATTATTTTTACCAGAACAAGGATGTAAGTGGGGCTGTTTTGATTATAGTCAACAAGAACCAAGACTTGTTGTACACTATGCAGCTAGCACTGTACCCATGTGTAATGATAACTCGGTTGTAGAGATTGTAAAAAAATTTAATCAAGGCAATGTAGATTTCCATCAAACTGTGGCTGATATGGCTAATATATCTAGAACACAAGCTAAGACGATCAATTTGGGTCTTTTCTACGGTATGGGTAAAGCAAAGCTACAAGCAGAATTAGGGTTAGGAACAAAAGAAGAGGCAGAAGATTTATTTAATCAATACCATGAAAGTGTGCCTTTTGTAAAAGAGTTGATGAACTCTACTCAAAATTATGCATCAAAGTCTGGTTCTATCGGAACATTATTAGGACGTAGGTGTAGATTTAATAAATGGGAACCAAAAGCTTTTGGCATGCATAAACCCATGGAGTTTGGCGAAGCCGTGTCAACATATAGATTAGAGCATATACGTAGAGCATTTACATACAAAGCATTAAACAAATTAATACAAGGATCTGCAGCTGACATGACAAAGAAAGCTATGTTAGATTTATATAATGAAGGTATTATTCCACATATACAAATTCATGATGAATTAGATATATCTGTTAAAAATAAAGAAGAGGCAAAAAGAATAATTGATATTATGGAAAATGCTGTTAGTCTAAAAGTTCCCAACAAGGTCGACTATGAAGTGGGAGATTCTTGGGGCGATATTTATGAATAACTATGGCTTATTTAAACGCAAACATACCAGTAGAGTACGCACAAATCAGGAGAGAATATCTTTATGATCTTAAAAGTCATCATGGTGAAGTTGAAGATTGTATCATCTTTGGTATTAGTTCCATTACGGGCAAGTCTCTTCTTTTTCACGCGATTATGGAGAATGGTGCAATTTTTTACAGGCTACCTATTACAGCA